AAGGTACATACTCAACTATTACCTCATCTACTACTAATACATGGGCTAATACTGGAATAACAACTTCAATTACACCTAAATTTTCAACAAGTAAAATATTAGCTACTGTTTTTGTGCAAGGATGTACAAAATCTGCAACTGGAACACAAATAGCTTTAAGGTTAAATAGAGGTTCTACAACAATTATTACTTTTGCTACAAATGGTGGTGATAACACTTCTAATATTGGTATTGATGTAGGAACTATTTCTAGTGAATTTTTAGATTCTCCAGCTACTACATCATCCACTACTTACACAGTACAACTTGCAAACGACAATAACACTGGTACTGTTTATATTAATAATAATTATTTTCTTGGTGCAGTTACTTCCACAATTACACTTATGGAGATAGCAGGATGATTAATTTACATGATGCTATTTATTCTTTAAACCCTACTATTAAAACCATTCTTGGCGATGTTGCTTATGATGATAATGGTCAAGAAGTGTCATATAACTTAACGCAAGCAGAAGCTAAATTAGCAGAACTACAAGCCCAAGCAACCGCCCAAGAACAGGCACAAGCATCTGCAAAGGCTTCTGCACTAGCTAAACTAACTGCACTTGGTTTAACCCAAGCTGAAGTAACTGCGTTGATAGGATAGATTATGGCACTGACAAAAACAGACCTAGCCAATATAGTAGAAGGCATTCTTCCCGTAGCTAACGGGGGTACAGGCACATCTACAGGCGTAACACCTGCAGCGGTTTCAGATCAAGCAAACTCTTCCACTGGTTATTTTGGTTTGCCGTCAGGAACTACTGCGCAAAGACCTGCTGGCGCTGCTGGGATGATGAGGTATAACACTACTTTAAATTCAATGGAATATTACAATAGTGCCTTATCTTCTTGGTCGCAATTTGGTCAAGTATCAGCAAATAGCGTAACTTATTTAGTTGTAGCTGGTGGCGGTGGCGGAGGTAAAAAAGGTGGCGGAGGTGGAGCTGGTGGATATCAAACTTCTACTTTATCCGTTGCATCAGGAACTGCCTTAACTGTTACTGTTGGAGCAGGTGGAGCAGGCGCTACTACAACCTCAAGAGGTGTTAGTGGTTCTAATTCTGTTTTTTCATCAGTAACTTCAATTGGTGGCGGTGGCGGCGGTTCTGATTTTGGCTCTGAGCAAACTGGTGCAAGTGGCGGTTCAGGTGGCGGTGATGCTGGTGGTGGTTATAGCGGTGGTGGTGGCGGTTCAGGAACAAGTGGTCAAGGAAACGCTGGTGGAACTCATATTACATCTGCACCATATACTGGTGGTGGTGGTGGTGGCGCAAGTGCGGTTGGAGCAAATGGCGGTAATGGAGGGGCAGGTACTGCTTCATCTATAACTGGAACTTCTGTAACCTACGCTGGTGGTGGAGGTGGTGGTGGAGATTCTGGAGCAGGTACTGGTGGAGCAGGTGGAGGTGGTACAGGCGGTAATGGTAGCGGTGCATCAACTGCGGGAACTGCCAATACAGGTGGTGGCGGAGGTGGCGGTGGTAACGCTTCAAATGGTTCTGCTGGTGGTTCAGGTGTAGTTATTATTTCTTATTCTTCCGCATATAAATTAGCTACCGCTACTGGAACATATACACAAACTACATCTGGTAGTAATTATGTGTTTACATTTACTGGTTCTGGAACCATTACATTCTAAGGAGAATAATATGGGACATTTTGCAAAAGTCGTTGATGGGGTTGTTGCTCAAGTTATTGTTGCCGAGCCAGAGTTTTTTAAAACTTTTGTGGATAGCTCGCCCGGTACTTGGATTCAGACTTCATATAACACCTATGGAAATCAACATCCGCAAGGTCGCCCATTACGTGGAAACTATGCTGGTATTGGCTATACATATGATCACCAAAACGATGTGTTTATTGCCCCAAAACCAGCAAACAATGCTACTTTAAACACAACCACATGGCTGTGGGAAGTTCCAGCAATTACAGAAAGTAATTTATGACACAAGCAAGTAACCTAGCCAAAGGCGGCACAAACTTTAATAGCACTGGTAATCTAAGCCTGACTACAGGCGTTACTGGAACTTTACCCGTTGCTAACGGTGGTACGGGGGTAACTACCTCTACTGGTTCTGGTGCGGTTGTATTGGCTACTAGCCCTACAGTTACTACACCAACAATAGATAAAATTAACACTTCTGTTGCTAATACAAGCCTAGGTGCTGGTAACGCTTCTATTATGAAGAATCGCATTATTAATGGTGCGATGGTTATAAGTCAGAGGAACGGAACTTCTAGCGTAACTCCAACAAACGGATTATATGTATTAGATAGATTTCAATATAATTTAAACCAAGCCAGTAAATTTACTACACAACAATCTACTACTGCACCAGCAGGATTTGTTAATTCTTTATTGGTTACTTCTTCTTCTGCATATTCTTTAGGTGCTGGTGATTACTTTACAGTTACACAACCAATCGAAGGTTATAATGTTGCCGATTTAGGGTGGGGAACTGTTAATGCAAAAACTGTTACCTTGTCAGCATGGGTTTATAGTTCTTTAACAGGAACTTTTGGTGGTTCATTAATGAATGGTGCGTTTAATTATGCTTATCCATTTACTTATACAATTAGTTCTGCAAACACTTGGACACAAATTAGCGTAACTGTTGCTGGCCCTACTGCTGGAACATGGCCTACTGATAATAGTTCATCCCTACAAGTAAATTTTGGTTTAGGTGTTGGAACTACATATAGCGGAACTGCTGGTGCTTGGACAGGAAGTTTAAAGTTTTCTGCCACAGGAGCAACATCCGTAGTAGGAACAAACGGAGCAACTTTCTACATTACTGGTGTTCAACTAGAAGTAGGAAGTAGTGCTACTGGATTTGAGTATGTTAATTATCAGACTAGCCTAGCTAACTGCCAGAGGTATTGTCTTTTAGTTGCTAGCGGTAGTGGTGCAAATTTAGGAACAGGTATGACTTATAACTCTAGTAATGCGTTTGTATCTTTTAGTATGCCTGTAACAATGAGAACTGCGCCAACCCTTCAAGCGACAACTGGGACAAACTATTACACATTTTATTACAATGCCACAGCCGCAAATTTTAATACTTTAGATATTAGTGGTTCGTCAACTAACCAATCAGTTGAGTTTTATTATGGAGGCGGTGTTTCTGGTGGTGGCTATGGTGTTCTTGGAAGAACAAACGATGCAGGTGCAAAAGTTCTTTTACTTGCGGAGCTATGAAATGTATAAATTAATAAAAAACACCATGACAAATCAAATTAATTCCGTTTCTAAAAAAGAAAATGGATGGTCTTTTAGTATCCCATTCGACCCAGCCAACACAGACTACCAAGCCTACCTAAAATGGGTAGCTGAAGGTAATACACCAGAGGCAGCAGAATAGTGTTTGGAATAAGCTCATTCGCTCAAAGTACCTTTGCTGGATTAGGCACGAATGCGTTCGCCTTGAGTATTACTGAAAATGTGGGGATGGCGGATGCCAATGCGGTAACTGCAGCGTTTGCCCAAAGCCTTACCGAAAATGTTGTTATGAATGATTATCAATTGCCAACAGGTGCATTTGTTGGGCTTATTAATGAATTTGTTACTATGGCTGATACCCCGTCAGTAACTGCCGCTTACTTGCAATCTATTACCGAGCCGTTAACCTTGGACAACACCCAATCTATAACCGCCCAATTCGCTGCAGCGCAAACAGAAAACGTAGTAATGGCAGATACCAGCGTTCAGTACTTTGCGGCTTTAGAAAGCATTGCCGAGCCAATAGATTCGGTCCTAGACATAAACTCAGTAACGGCAGCCTTAATTCAAAACATTACCGAAAACAGCAATTTAAATGATGTACGGGCAATTACAGCCCAGTTTGCCACTAGTATTGCCGAAGCTGTATCTATGTTGGAGTTTGATGAAATAGCCGCCCAGTTTGTAGCAAGCGTTACCGAAGCCCAGACAATGGCTGATGTAGTTACTATTATTTCGGTGTTTTTCTTAAGTATTGTAGAAAACCTTGGCTCTGCAGACGCTAATACGGTTTCACAAGGCCTGTATTTTAGTATTACAGAAAACCTTAATTCTGCAGATTCTAGCACCCAGCAGTCTAACTTCCTACAATCCATTGTTGAAACCTTTACAATACTAGACTTGGCTTGTGTGCTTGGATGGTTTAAAATCAACGATGACCAGACAGTAACTTGGAACGCAATAAATAATAGCAATACCGTAACTTGGGCAAATATTGGCAATAGCCAAACCCCAAACTGGACACCAATTGACACAAAGCAATGTTAACGAAAGACTAATATGGCATCTACTTATTCACCCTCACTACGACTTGAACTTATCGGGGACGGAGACCAATCTGGTATCTGGGGGCAAACCACCAATAATAACTTAGGTTATTTGTTAGAGCAGTCTGTAGCTGGGGTTATTGCTATTACTATGACCGATGCTAACTACACCCTATCTAACTTTAATGGTGTGGTAGACGAGGCTAGAAACCAAGTTTTAGTTATGGGTGGAGCGCTTACTGCAACCCGCAACGTTATTGCCCCACTGGTTGAAAAAACTTACATTGTTAAAAACAGCACTACAGGCGCCCAATCTATTCAAATCATTGGTTCTAGTGGTCTAGGCGTAACTATTCCAAACGGCATTACTGCTTATGTGTACTGCGATGGAACTAACTTTTATAACGCTATTAGCGGATCTGTAGGCAACTTTGCGGTTAACGGCAATCTATCTGTAACAGGCACAACTGCTTTAACAGGTGCTTTATCAGGGTCAACTGCTGCATTCTCAGGCGCTATCTCCTCAGTATCCCCAACCTTTACAGGCACCCCAACAGTGCCGACGGCTACCGCAGGAACTAATACAACTCAAGCAGCTTCAACAGCTTTTGTACTGGCTAATGGTGTACCAACTGGCGGTTTAGTAATGTGGCCTACAGGCACTGCTCCATCAGGGTTTTTACTATGTACTGGCACTGCGGTATCTCGTACAACCTATGCTTCATTGTTTGCCATAGTCGGAACAACTTTTGGTATTGGTGATGGGTCTACTACATTTAACTTGCCAAACTACACAAACCGTATGCCTTATGGAACTACCGTAGGGGCAACAGGCGGAACAGCAGATGCAGTTGTAGTTAGCCATAATCACTCGTTTACGGGTAGCGCTTTAGGTAGTCACGACCATACAATGCTATTTCATCAAAGTAGTAAATCTGGTAATGCCACACCTTATATGCTATCTAACCCGTCTCTTGGGGAAAACTTTCAAGGTGATTTAACGTTAACGACTTCAAGCTCTTCCGCTGGTACTCCATCAGGAACAATTAGCACAGAAGGTGTGTCTGGAACAAACGCTAACTTACCGCCTTACCTCGGCATTAACTTCATCATCAAGACTTAAGGAAAGCCATGTTTATTATTAATTGGATGTTTGACAAACTAGGCTATATGCCAAAGATTGATATGCAAGTTGGGAAACTTGATGTTGAGTTTAAAGCTGCGTGGCCTTTTCCAGAAGAAGTAAAAAAGAAACTGGTTGTTAAAAAACCTGCGGTAAAAAAACCAGCTGCAAAGAAGGCGAAATAAAGTGAACCATGGCGGATCCCTACGGCATATCCGAAGGAGTAAAAACTCTTAGCGGCAGTCTTGATGCAAGTCGGGAAGCTGCCAAAGGTCTGTCTAAAAGTATTGAAGATGCACAGCACGATGCAACAGAAGTAGCACAGAAGCAAGCTAATGAGCGTATTAGAGCGAGACGAGAAGCAGAGTTTAAGAAGGAAAGAGCATTAATCAAGGCTTTAGAATCATGGCAGCATAAGAAGCAAATCTCCGATGAGGAGGCAAAATTAAAGATTGATTTTGTTAAGAAGCACGGCGCCAAAGAGTGGGAAGCAGTATTAAAGATTAAGCTGGATATTGAGAATATGCAACGCAAAGATAACGAAGAATACCAGCATGATTTAAAAGCGGTAAGACGAGTACAGTTTTATTGCTTTGCAGCAGCGGCAGTTATTGCTTGGTACTGTACTTGGGGTTATAAATTTTAAAGGCATACGATGATTGCATATTTAACATTTTGTTATAGCTATTGGGGAGCACTAGCATGTTTGGCGTAGACGATATTATTAGCGTTGGGATGAAAATCCTAGACAAAGTTATTCCTGATCCAGCAGCCAAAGCAGAAGCTCAAGCAAAGCTATTAGAAATACAGCAACAAGGTAGATTAGCTGAGCTGCGGGCAGACGAAACTGAAATGCAAGAAGTTACAAAACGCCAAGAAGCGGATATGGCTTCTGACTCTACCCTATCTAAAAACATCCGACCTGCCACCCTTGTATTTATATTGGTTGTCTACTCCACCTTTGCCATGATGTCTGCGTGGGATATAGAAGTAAATAACAACTATGTAGAACTGCTTGGTCAATGGGGTATGTTGATTATGTCTTTTTATTTTGGTGGGCGTACTTTGGAAAAGATTATGGATATGAAAAGGTCAAAAGATGAGTCTAAGTAACGCCCTGACCGCTCTAAGTATTGATTTCAAATGGGAAGAACCTTTGCAAGCTGCTTTTAACAAATACGAAATTAATACTCCTAGACGTCAATCTGCGTTTTTGGGGCAGTGTGCCCACGAGTCTGGTAATTTTAAAACCTTGCAAGAAAACCTTAACTACAGCGCCGAGGGCCTTATGAAGACTTGGCCTTCTAGATTTCCAAATTTAGAATACGCTAACCAATACGCCCGTAATCCAGCTAAAATTGCAGGTAAGGTATACAACGGACGCCTAGGTAATACTAGCGAGGAAGAAGCCGCTAAATATTTAGGCAGAGGTTTGATTCAGTTAACTGGCAGAGAGAACTATGAGCGATGTGGAAGTGCAATTGGCGCTGATCTTGTTAATGAACCTGCTCTTTTGGTTGAGCCTCATTACGCTGCTATGTCTGCGGGGTGGTTCTGGAACAAAAAAGGATTAAACGAATTGGCTGATGCTCAAGAACATGGTCAAATCACTAAGCGTATTAACGGCGGTTTAATTGGTCTAGATGATAGAATTGCCAAAACTACTAAAGCACTTGCAGCACTAGGATAACCTATGCCATTACAAAAAATACAACTTAGAGCAGGCATTAACAAAGAAGGCACAAACTACACTAATGAAGGTGGTTGGTTTGACTGCGATAAAATACGCTTTCGTTCTGGTAACGCAGAAAAGATTGGTGGTTGGACACGCCTTTCAAATAACACATATCAAGGCGTAGCCCGTGCTCTTTGGAATTGGGGTACTTTAGCTGGCGCTAACTTATTAGGTGTTGGTACTAACCTTAAATACTACGTTGAGCAAGGCGGTGCATATAACGATGTAACCCCAATTAGAGTTACATACAATCACGGCTCAAGCCCTAGTACTGACAATATGTTTGCTACAACTAATGGTTCTAATATCGTTACTGTAACGCTTGCTGGTTATGGTGGAGTTGATAATGATTTTGTTACTATTTCTGGGTCTACCGCAGTAGGTGGTATTCCAGCGGCTGAGTTAAATGCCGAACAACAAATAACCTATAAATCAGGTTCTCAATTTACATTTAGAACAACTACCGCTGCTACTTCTACGGTTACAGCAGGGGGAGGCACAGCTATTACTGCAGCATTTCAAGTTAATACTGGTTTGGATGTTGAAATTGTTGGTACTGGATGGGGCGCTGGTACTTGGCCTTCTTATGTTGATACAACTCTTACTAACCCGTTTACAGCAGCTAGTGCTGGGGTTTCTGTTCTTACTGTTACTAAAACAGGGCATGGTTTAACTACTGGTGACTATGTGTATTTTTCTAGCATTTCTGCGGATGCTTGCGGTATTAACCGATTAGTGTTGCAAAAAGCGTTTCCTATAACTAATACTGGGGCTAATACATTTACTATTTCTACAGTTATTGGCTCTAATACATACACAACTACTTCTACAGCCGCTTCTGGTGGCACAGTTATTATTAATACTCCTGTAGCTCCAGTTCGTGCTTGGGGTGCAGCGGCTAGCGTAGGTATTGCTCAACAATTACGCCTATGGACTAATGACAACTTTGGGCAAAATTTAATTATTGCCCCTCGTGGCGGTGAGATTTATCTTTGGTTGCCTTCCGGTGAAGTGTATCCAAGCGGAGCTGCTGGCGGTCTTACAACTAGGGCTAAACTTTTATCAGAAGAATCAACCGCTGCGGGATACTCAGGACAGTTTGTACCTAACAACACTAATCAAATTATTGGTTCCGCTATCCAACGTTTTGTTGTAGCTTTTGGCGCTAACCCATATGACCCAACAAATGCCAATACTACGTTTGACCCGCTACTAGTACGGTGGTCTGACCAAGAAAACCCCTACCAATGGGTACCTGCAGTAACAAACCAGTCTGGTGAGTACCGCCTTAATATCGGTTCTTATATTGTTTGCGCACGTTCAACCCGTCAGGAGATATTGGTTTGGTCCGATTCAGCGCTTTACTCTATGCAGTACCTTGGGCCTCCGTATATCTGGGGTTTTCAGTTGTTGCAAGACAACATATCTATCATGGGACCAAACGCTTCTATTACGGTTAACAACGTAACTTACTGGATGGGTACTGATAAATTCTATCGCTACAATGGACGTGTTGAAACACTACCTTGCACGTTGCGTCAATTTGTTTATCAAGATATTAACCAAGCACAGAACTTCCAAGTATTTGCTGGGTCTATTGAAGGGTATAACGAGATTTGGTGGTTCTATTGTTCTGCTAATAGCAACGTTGTTGACCGCTATGTTATCTACGACTACTTAGATGATGTTTGGGCTTACGGTACTATGAGCCGCACTGCTTGGTTAGATTCTGGTTTGCGTACGTTCCCAATGGGTGCCGACACTGTTAATTACCGAATTCTTTATCATGAAAATGGTAACGATGATGTTTCAGGGCTAACCCCAGTGCCTATTGTGTCTTATATTCA